CGTCGGTGAAGCCCTGCTGTTCGTGCAGGGCGCCCCGACGGCGATTACAGCCGCCGCAACGATGACGCCTGCTCAACTGTCGAACGGTCTTTTCACGTTCAACGGCACGGCTGGCAACTTGACGCTGCCGACGGTTGCTGACGTTGAAGCCTACGTTTCGTCTGCCTCTAAGGTAGACGCGGCGTTTGACTTCTTTGTCATCAACATCGACGCCTCGGGTTCAGATGCGGTGACGGTGGCAATCGGCACGGGCTGGACGCTCGTCGGTGCGGGTGCAGTGGCGGCGGCCTCTTCGGGCCACTTCCGCGCTCGCAAGACGGGTGACGGCACCTGGACTTGCTACCGCATTTCGTAATGGCAACGTCCTCGGCGGGGCAACCCGCCGGGGGCTAACCTAAAGGGGTATTGATATGCCTAATACACAGGCGATTGGCGTTGCCTTTTCTGACCCGGCACTTGACGGTGCGGTAATTGGCGCGGCAGGCGGTACGGTTGGCTTTTTCGGCACAACCCCCGTAGCCGAAGGCGCGGCGCTGACCGCTCAGTTGACGACGATCTCGTCCACTGCGCCGGTTACGCCGGACTATGCAATTCAAGACCTTGTTAACACCAGCGCGTTTGGCTTCGTCACTAAGGACGAAGGCAACACGGTGCTGTCTGTTATCAAGAACCTGCAAGATCGAGTCGGCCAGTTGGAGTCTCGTCTACAGGCTTACGGATTGCTGCCGTAATATGCCGAATATCTACCTTCGTCACGCCACGCACGGCGCAAAAGTCGCAATCTCGTGGTTAGAAGCGCGGGAAGATATGGAGCACGGGTGGGAAGAGTTTGACCCTTCTGACCCGGATGATTCAGAATCACCGGCGTCGGCAGAAATGCCGGCGTCGGTCGATTCCGACGCACCTAATGCTTTACGAGCGCGCCGACGACGCAAGGAGTAATTGATGGCTACCACCGCTGCTGACCAGATCAACGGTGCGCTACGTCTGATCGGAATGTTGGCAGAAGGTGAAGTGCCTTCCGCCGCTACGTCCCAGGACGCGTTGACGGCGCTTAACCAGATGATTGACTCGTGGAGCACGGAGCGATTGGCCGTGTTCTCGACGATTGACCAAGTATTTAACTGGCCGCCCAGCACTCGCGTGCGCACGCTAGGCCCTACCGGCGATTTTGTAGGCGAGCGTCCAATCAAGCTCGACGACGCCACCTTTTTCCGTGATGCCTCGACCAACGTGTCGTACGGCATCAAGATCATTAACCAAGAGCAGTACAACAACATTGCGGTCAAGACGGTCACGTCTACCTACCCGCAAGTGCTGTGGTACAACCCGACGTATCCCAACATAGAGCTGTATTTGTATCCAGTACCGTCTCGCGTGCTGGAGTTTCACTTTGTGTCGGTGCGCCCGCTAACCCAGCCGGCCGCGTTGGATACTGACCTTGCTTTTCCGCCAGGCTACCTGCGCGCGTTTCGCTACAACTTGGCGTGCGAAATCGCACCGGAGTTTGGTGTGGAACCTTCGCCGCAAGTGCAGCGCATCGCGATGTACAGCAAGCGCAACCTCAAGCGCATCAACGATCCGGGTGACGTAATGGCGATGCCGGCGGCATTGATGGTCAACCGCCCGCGCTTCAATATTTTTACTGGAAATTTCTAAGTGAAGACGCCGATCTTAGGGTCGTCGTATGTCATCCGGTCGGTCAATGCTGCCGACAACCGGATGGTCAACCTTTACCCGGAAGTGGTGCCAGAGGGCGGCAAGGAGCCTGCCTACCTGCAACGCTGTCCCGGTTTGCAGTTTAAGACTGAGGTAGGCGAAGGGCCAATTCGAGGGCTGTGGACGCTAGGCGACTATTTGTATGTTGTTTCTGGCGATAAGTTTTATCGTCTTGACACTCGTTATCAAACCTCTAGTTACTTGTTGCTTGAAGACGGGTTTCGCATTTTGCTGGAAGACGGCGGCGACATTCTTCTTGAAAACGCTGGGGTTAATTACATCGGCTTGGTGTCTGGCACAGGCCCGGTGTCTATGGCCGATAACGGCACGCAAATCTTTATTGCTGCCAATCCCGATGGGTATATCTACAACTCGTTAACTGAAGCCTTTGCTCAGATTACCGATGAGGATTTTCCCGGCGCTGTCACGGTCGGATACCTTGACGGCTATTTTGTGTTCAACGAACCCAACAGCCAGCGCGTGTGGGTTACGCAACTGCTTGATGGCCTTTCAATCGACCCGCTCGACTTTGCCAGCGCCGAAGGTTCGCCTGATGGGCTAGTCTCCCTCATCATTGACCACCGAGAAGCGTGGCTATTTGGCACGAACTCAGTGGAGGTCTGGTACAACTCAGGCGACCCGTTGTTTCCCTTAACGCGCATTCAAGGCGCGTACAACGAAATCGGGTGTATTGCACCGTACTCGGTTGCCAAGATGGATAATTCCGTTTTCTGGCTAGGCGCAGACGCTCGCGGTCAAGGGATTGTCTATCGAGCCGACGGCTACCAAGGCGTTCGCATTTCTACGCACGCCGTTGAGTTTGCCATTCAAGGTTACAGCAACTTGGCCGATGCGGTGGGTTACACCTACCAGCAGGACGGTCATACGTTTTACGTGCTGAACTTTACCGACGCCGACACGACATGGGTGTTCGACGCAGCTACCGGCGCATGGCACGAGCGTGCAGGGTTCCGTAATGGTGACTTCAAGCGCCATCGCGGAAACAACCACGCCCGCTTCAACGGCGTACCGATCATTGGCGATTACGAGAACGGCAAACTGTACGCGTTTGACTTAGACGTATACGCCGACGATGGGCAGACCCAAAAATGGCTGCGCCGCTGGCGCGCGCTGCCGCCTGGTGCTAACGATCTTAAACGCACCGCGCACCATACGCTTCAGATTGACTGCGAGACGGGCGTTGGTTTGAACGGTTGGGGATTTAACGACATCGTGTACTTGGGCACGGAAGTGCCGCAGGACATGCTGACCGAAAACGGCGAAAACATCATTCTTGATCTGGCGTACACCGTGGGCGCTAACCCACAAATGATGCTGCGCTGGTCGGATGACGGTGGTCACACATGGGGTGGCGATCGACAGGCGTCTATGGGCCGCATAGGTCGCTACGGCACTCGCGTGTTTTTCCGTGCTCTTGGTATGACCGTAAAGCTGCGCGACCGCGTGTATGAAATTAGCGGTACTGATCCGGTTAAAGTCGCGATTATGGGCGCGGAATTGCAACTGAGCCCAACCGGATCATGACGCAGAACATCACGCAAATCCCTGCCCCGCGTGTTCCGTTTATTGACGAACGGACGGGCTTGGTTTCGCGTGAGTGGTTTCGCTTCCTTAACAATCAGTACCAACTGACGGGTGGCGGCACCACGCAAACTAGCATTGCCGATCTTGAACTGACGCCATCGCTGGCCGCTAACGTCGAGGACGAGGTAGCGGTACTGCGCGGCAATATTGACGATTTGCAGAAAGGGCCGCCTCGGTTTGAACCGGGTCTAATTAACTACGGGTCGTTTTTCTCAACGCAAACGCAAGCCGCCACCGTTATTAACACGGCAAAAGCCATCACGTACAACAACGCCGATCCTGCTTATGGCGTGTACCGCGATCCCGCTGATAGCAGCAAGATTAAGGTCACGCGCCCCGCTATCTACAACGTGCAGTTTTCTATTCAAGTAGACAAAACTTCGGGTGGCTCAGGGCAACTTTATATTTGGCCTGCTATCAACGGTACGGCTGTGGCTAACTCTGCATCGTTGATTCAGATTCAAGGCAACAACGCGGAAATCTTCTCCGCCGCTAACTTTTTCTTGCCGTTGTCGAACGGCGACTACTTTCAGTTGTATTTTTCGGTTAGTGATTTGAGCGTGCAGTTGCAACAGTTTGCCGCTGCTGCGCCCGTTCCCGCCATACCTTCTATCATTTTGACCGTTATGCAGGTGTATGTATGACCGTTTACCTTTCAGCCTTTGCTGGCGCCGGAGCGCAATTCTTTACCGACGACAACTCAGTGCTGTCGGGCGGAAAGATTTATACCTACGCCGCTGGCACCACGACTCCGCAGACGACTTACACGTCGGTAATTGGTGTCGATACAAACGCCAACCCCATCATCCTTGACTCTGGCGGCAGACTGCCGGAAGACATGTGGTTGTCTGAGGGTTTGCTGTATCGCTTTGTGCTGACCGACGCTAACGACGTGCAGATTGGCGAGTACGACGACATCGGTGGCATCAACGACATTTCTACCGAGTCAATCGCATGGTCAACCATTACCGGCACGCCGACGACGCTGCTTGGATATGGCATTACTAACGCGCTGACCTCCACGCAGATTGCTTCGACCTACGCGCCTATTGCTTCGCCCACGTTTACCGGTACGCCGCTAATTCCTGATAACGCGACGACTAGCGCCAATTACGCCGTCGGCTATCGAGAGGCCCCGCAGAACAGCCAAACTGCCAACTACACTCTTGCGCTTTCGGATCGCGGCAAGTCCGTTGTGATGAACGGCACAAGCATTAAGTTGTTTATCCCCGCTAACTCTTCCGTCAACTTCCCTGTTGGCACCGTTGTAATCATTATTAATCTCAACTCTACGTCGCTGTCTATTGAGCCGCTTACGGACACGCTGACGCTGGCTAACAGCACGACGACTGGCAACCGTACCCTCGCGCAGAACGGCTTGGCGACCTGCGTCAAGATTGCCTCAACCTCGTGGCTGATCAGCGGAGCAGGATTGTCCTAATGGGCGGCGCTACCCTAGCAGCAGCGATTGCAGGTACAACCGGAGGAGCCGGTGCGGGCGTCTATGACTTTTCGTCAGGCTCAGGCTCAGTCGCTATTCCAATAAACGGCGCAACGCCTGCCTCGGCTGTAACCATTGAGGTATGGGGCGCAGGTGGTGGTGGCGGCTACGGTACGGTAACGAACATCTTTGGTGAGTTTGCCTACGAGCCGCAGGAAAACCCCGGTGGCGGTGGTGGTGGCGGAGCCTACGTCAAAACGGTGTTAGCGCTTACGGGCGCGGATACAAATAAAACGATCCTGTACACTGTTGGCGTGGCTGGCACAGGCGGCTCACTTGGCGATGCGGTAGGCGGCGCTGGCACTCAGTCAGTGGCGTATGCCGGAACGTATGCGCTGCCCGAGATGATCGCAACTGGAGGCTTTGGAGGTTACGGTGGTATCGGTATCTACGGCAGTCAGCAGGGTGCTGGCGGCACAGCCTCTGGCGGCAATACGACCAACACTAACGGCAACGGCGGAGCGGCTTTTACGCAGACAGGTGCGGCTGCAATCGCTGGTGTGGGTAGCCTTACTGGTGGCGCTGGTGGCGACGGTGGCGATCCGGTAGAGGGCGGTGCCGCTGGCTTGCCTGGGTCTAATGGCCGCGTCCGGCTCAAATTTACCTTTTAGGTGACACATGGCAGTTAACGTCAAAGTCCTGATCCCGGCCAAAATCGCCGAGAACACCCAAACCACGCAATACACGGCGGTTAACGTGTCGACCATCATCGACAAGTTTACGGCGACCAACTACAGCGCTGCGGCGGCTACCATCTCGATCAACCTTGTGACGCAGTTCGACTCGTCGGGCAACCAGAACTTGATCATCAAGAGCAAGACACTGTTACCGAGCGAGACGTACACGTTCCCCGAACTGGTCGGCCACGTCCTGCAATCGGGCGGGTTCATCTCGACGATTGCCGGTACGGCCTCTGCCATCAACATCCGCTCGTCAGGGCGAGAGGTGTCATGATCGTCCGCCCCGCTACCCTCGACGACCTGCCGGCGTACATGCCGCTGGCGGTCGCGTTCCACGAAGCCTCGCCCATTCGCCAGGCTATTCCGTTCAGCCCGGAGGGCTTTGCCGACTTCTTCACGGCAGCCGTGGGAAGTCAGAACATGGGCGTGTGGCTCGCCGAGCACGAGGGCCGTGCGGTTGGCGTCTGCGGGGCGCTGGTGTACCCGATGTACTTCAACCCGGACTACTGGGTCGCGCAGGAGCTCTGGTGGTACTTGTCACCGGAAGCTCGTGGGCATGGCGCGGGCAAGGCAATGTATGATGCAATAGACGCGTGGGCGACCGAAAAAGGGGCGTCGGCGCTGTTTATGATTGCGTTAGAGGACGAACGGGCGTCAAAAATGGAAAAGCTGTACGTCCGTCAGGGCTTTCAACCGATGGAACGTACGTTCTACAAAGAGGTCGCGTAAATGGGAATCGCAACAGCAGCAGCAATCGCCGGTAGCGCCCTTGT